TATAACAGAATCTCAGTTAGAAACTATTAAGGATAAAATCCTTAACCTTCTTTTTTCTGCATTTGATAATGATTGGGATTTATTACAAGAATATTTGAAAAGAAAAAGAAATCCTCCTTATATTCTTAGAGGTGATGTTGAATTAGATGAAAATACAGAAATAACAACTCTTGGAAATTTAATTTCAGTTTATGGTTATTTAAATTTGTATAAAACGACAATTAAATCTCTTGGAAATTTAACATCAGTTGAGGGTAATTTGGATTTGGGAAGTACTTTAATTAAATCTCTTGGAAATCTAACATCGGTTGGTAGAGATTTGTATTTGGAAGATTTACAAATTCAATCTCTTGGAAATTTAACATCAGTTGGTAGAGATTTGTATTTAATCGGAACACCAATTAAATCTCTTGGAAATTTAACATCAGTTGGGGGTTTGTTGAGTTTGCGAAATACACCAATTGAATCTCTTGGAAATCTAACATCAGTTGGTGATGATTTGATTTTAACTTATACTAATGTAGAATCTCTTGGAAATCTAACATCAGTTGGAGGTAATTTGGATTTGGGAAGTACTCCAATTGAATCTCTTGGAAATCTAACATCAGTTGGGGGTTATTTGAGTTTGCGAAATACACCAATATCTAGAAAATATTCCGAACAGGAAATTAGAAATATGGTTGAAGTAGGTGGTGATATATATTTATAACAAATGGAATCTCTCCTTAATGAGGGGTTTTTATTTCCCTTCGATATTTATATGAAAATAAATTCATGAAACATATATTAAATAATTTATCCGAAGAGGAAAAAAATTCCATTCGTGAGCAACACACAGATAGAATCAAAATCGATACGTCAAAATTTAAATCATTAATGGAATCAAAACTTGGTGATGTTAAACCTCTTGTGGAACAATCATTCAAGGGTTCAAAAGTTATATCAGAAAGTTATAGAGAAGTTGAAGACTTGGATAATTGGATTGAAGCAAATCATGACTTCATTAGCCCAAATTCTTTGGAAGAAGCCGTTAAAGAAATATTCAATTTGGGTGGAGATGTATCTTCAGAAAAAAGAATTGAAAAAGATAATGGTGGAATTGAATATGGTGAGAACTGGAATAAGATATTAATCACAATAAAAAACGGAGGTGAGGATTTGGTTAAGGTATGGGTTAATAGTGATTATAGATATACCTACGGAAAAAACGTATCTGAATTCGGAGAAAGATTTTATTTCAACGAATATGCCTTATGATAACTAAACTTTAAGTAACGAACCCTCTTCATTGTGAAGGGGGTTTTTTATTCTCTATCGATAAGTGCTTCCATTAATACCCATCCAAAAAATAGTCCACCAACTAGCCGATTTTCGAGGGCGAATGTAAATGTTAATCCAAGACCAATGACAATTTTAATTGCTTTCAAACCTTGTCTAATAATCTTTTTTGACCAAAAATCGTAGTAGTTTCTCATAATTTAACTATAAGTATTATCTTTTCTAAAACAAGACCCCCATTATGAAAAATCTTACCCGAGGAAGAAAAAAATTTTGGGAAATTTTCTGAAAATGTAATATCTTTGTCTCTATGAGACTATTCAATGTTGATATCGGACCGTTTGATTTAATTCGTTATAAGAACGAAGGAATAGTCCCTTGTTATTATGATGATGGATTGAAGATATTCGATACACCCACACCTAAAGGTGAAAGAAAATTATTTGGTGTTTATCTTATTGAAAAAGGGAAGTTTGAAAAACTGATTGAGCTTGAAAACAAAATGAACGAAAGAATTGAACTTGAACTTAAGAAAATAGAATTGTTAAAACAAATGGTTCCTGCTGTTTTGAATGAAATTGTTTAATTTTGTAAAAAAATATATCAATTATGCAAATAGATTACGAAAACGGAAGATTAGAATCCAAAACTGTTTGGTTTAAAGGACAAACCGATGAAGGAAAAAAATTCCTTATTATGTCGAACTGGAATTCTTGGGATGAATGGAACGTCATGCCTGAAGAAATTTCATTTGATGATGATAATGGTACAGAAGAAGACCGTGAGAAGATTATCGAAGAATTCTTAAACGAGATGAATGGATAACACAAACCCCCCACTGTAAATGGGGGTTTTTATTTATGATGCAGAAATATTTATTTTTTATATCATGAATGAAAAAACTATCGAATTGGTTAAATGGTTTATAAGTAGTGTTGTCATTGTTTTTGCAACACTATTTGTTGAATCTATGTTTAAGGATAGAGAGGTTGGTATCGAGGAAATGAAAATCTATAATCAATATGTTGATATCATATTGAAATCCGATAATATCGAACAAAGGTGGAAACTTGCTGAATATTTTTCAGTTGTAACCCCAACCAAACGTTTAAGAGAAAGATGGGTTGACTATCAAAATGTTCTTTCTGAAGATTATCAAAAATATAAAGGGTTGACTGAGAGTGAGGAACAAGTTTTATCTCATGAAGATTTTGCCATGGATAGTATTGTGGTATTACAACAACAAAAAGCTGAAATTGGTGGACCACTTGTAAGTAATCTATTTGCAGCAGAACAAAACGAACAGTATGGGTTCGAAGCACTAATGAATAAAGACCTATCATCCGCTATTGAGTGTTTTAAAAAAAGTGAAGACTTTTACCATGGATATCATCAGGTTTACGAAATATATCTTTATTTGTTAAGGAACCGAGCAAAAATAACCTCCGAAGAAAATTGGGATGAGGTTTACAAAGAAATCGTGACGAAGTATTCTTGGAAAATGCCACAAGAATTCAAATCAAAGTTGAGTTCATATTGATATTCTTTTTTTTTTAATTTGTATAATCCTATGAAATAGAATATTTATATTAGTAAAAAAAAATTTATGAAAAAAGTAATAAGATTAACTGAAACCGATTTAACTAATTTAGTTAAAAGAGTTATTGAAGAACAAAACTCTCAAATAATTGCTAAAGTAAGACTAACCCCAGAAGGCGGTGAAAAGTTACCTTTAAATTTAGATATTGTTAATAAAAAAACTAAAACATGGGGTTGTGAATTCGAAGGTAGAAGTGGTAAAGCGACGGTTAAATTGAATTTTGTTTGTGGTAAAGATGAAAATACACCTTTAGGATATTCTTTGACAAATGGTATTCTTAAAAGCGGCATACCTATGGAGGGAAAACTTACAAAGCAAGGTCATGACATGCTGAGCAAGAAATGCGGATGTGATGCGTACGTTAAATCCTCTGGTTCTGATACAAGCTCATATGTATAAAAATAACTAGAACTGAATGAAATCCCCCTAAATTCTTAGGGGGATTTTTATTTTAATATAAGTACCATATTTATTTTTATGTTTTCATCTGAAAATTTATGGGTAATGATTATGGGAATTGTGATGGCTCTCGGATTCATCATCGGTAGTTCCTATTTCGTTTACAAAATGTTTGCAGATAGCACCAAAGAAATTTTAGTCAGATTCATTTTGGTAATTTTTACATCACTTGTCGCATTATACATTGTCGACAAGACAATTGCATGGAAGGTTTCTCTAATATCACCAGAACAAAATGAAAGTTTGTTTGACTTAATAAGAACGCTTGTTCTTATGATATTTTCATATTATTTCGGAACAAAGGAATCAGGGAAGAACTCCAAAGATTAATTTTTATTTTATCTGAAATAATATATTTATCTTTATGGCGAAGTTAATCACGTTAAAAGAATCTGAATTATTCAATATGGTAAAAACTATTGTTGAACAAGTTGAAATGGATTTAAGTCAATATGACGATAATGATTTTACAGATGTTTTTGTGTTCTTATTCAGAAATTGGATTACAAAAAAATTGGGAGAAGATTCAAAAAAATACCCTTTTTCTTTTTTGTTGAATAAATACGGTAAAGAATTTTTACAGGATACTTTGGGTGATAAGTATGACCAATATTATGGTGACCGAGAAGAAATTTATTTTAACGGGTACAACTCTATTCCAAAAACTGGAAAAGTATTAGTCAAATCTGGTGCTTTTACCCTTCCGTCATTAAGACAACAAGAAAAGTTCACTGAAAAATATGCAAAACATCTTCCACGTATAATCAAAATGATGAGATTTCCGGATTTTGTTAGAGTAGAATTTGAGGAAGAAGTACCTTATGATGTTCACGTAGAATTGTATATCGACTATCCTTCTTATTTGAAAGATGAATCGTTTTCATTCGCATCACATAACTTGGAAAGAAAGTTTAAAGAATTACTCGAAAATTATTTGGGGGTTGATTTTGGTAACCCTGTTCATGGAAAAGTTAATCTTACCCTTTATACTAATGCAGAGAATGTAGAAAAGTGGGTTAAACAGGTTTTGAACAAAGAAATCAAAAAACACATCAAAGAAATGCCTGGAGGTAAAAATATTCATTCGATTCGTTTTGAGCCTTCTATTAGTGGTTCCTCTGAGATGAAAATAGTTTATAAAGATGGTTCTCATAGACATATGCATCAATGGGAGTTTTTGAGAGGGGTTAGAGATTATATTAATAGTTTAGGATATAAAAGAATTTCTGCAGATAACGCTTAACTATGAAATACATTATATCAGAATCACAACATAATAGAATATTATCAGAACAGGATAATTTCGATGAAATGAGTTTGGAAGACAGAGTTCAAGAAATTCGTAGAAGAAAAGAATATGTGCAAAAAATCCTACCAAAAATTCTAAAGTATTTCAAAATTAAGTATAAAGACGAATTATTGAAAATTGATGTTGAATCCGTATTTGTAAAATTTGCAGAAGAAAATTTGGTTTTAGATATACCTAGACTTGAATTTTATTTTAATCAGTCACTAATAAACAGAGCCCAAGATATTAAGAACGATTTGAAAGATGTTTTCGATATAGATTTGATTAGATATGGTTATCCGTTAGGTCTTAGAGTTTATGAGCAAACATGGAAACGTGTTTATGGTTAAAACAAAAAAAAATGAAATATATAATTAAGGAATCACAAGCCAAAAATTTAATAAAAAAATATTTCAAGAAGGACCTTTCTAGAAACATAGAAATGATAACTGATTATTGGGATTTACCTATTGAATTTAGAAGACTTATGAGTAAAAATGCGGGAAATCATTATTTAAATGCTTTTGGACCAATGTTTTTAATTCGTGTAGACGGTAAGAATTATCTTGCTCAAGACAGGATTGAAAAATGGTTTATCTCGGACTCATCTGATACTGAAATAAGTGAAACAAAACTTATGGACTTACTTGGAATTTCTCTTTTGGGTTTATCTATGCAAGAGTTGATTGATGCTTATATTGATGAATAAAACTATTTAATATAAAAAACTATGGGAAGCGCAGCAAAAAAACCAAGACCGATGAAGTCAAGAAAAAGTGGGTTAAAAACTAAAGCAAGAATTGATAAGAATATAGAAGTTTTGAAAAAACTAACTAATGAAAAAAGATGATATATTAAGTGCCTCAAATGCTGTGAGAAAATTCATAACCACGTTTTATAAAGATGTTGATTTTTATGACGTTGTTGTGAATAATGACATTTATGAAATACCATATATAATCATTTGGTATAATCAAAAAGACCCTGAAGACAGAAGAGACTATATCAACTTTAGACACAGAATAATAGATGATATCGAAGACTATATGGGATATAAATTGTCTCCTGACCCAACAACCTTCATAGGTTCGAGTTCTAGAGGGAAATATACAAATCCTGACTTTTATATTGATGTTCGTTCAAATAACGCAGCACATTAAACTATGAAATATATTATATCTGAATCCAAACTTAATAGTGTAATGACAAGATTCCTTGACGAATACTTTTCAAAATATGATGCCATGGATAGAGGAGATATTCTTAGTTGGGGTGAGGGTGAGGATAATCAAATGGTGTACGATAAAGAGAATGAAATATTATTTGTTCGTGAATCTCTTTATGAATTGGTTAGAGATATGTTTAGTATTGACCATCATGATTATGTTGTGTTTATTAAATCTTATATGGCTAACAAAGGTTATTATGTCAAAAGGATAGTTTAAATAGTCAAAAATTGTTTCTGTTTTAGATGTATTTATAAAACATGAAGATTATTATAACGGAATCCCAATTCAACAATCTCCAATTAGACGAGTTCGCAAAAAAAAGATTTTCAGGTGCAGAAAAAATTGCAAATACTGCAAAAGAAAAGGGCGGACCTTCCATACTCACATACCAACATTTTGTCGTAAAACTTCCTTATTACAAAGATGCAAGTCAAGGAAAATTTGACGAAAAAAAATCAATCAAAGAGTTTGAAAAAACTCTTAAATCAATTTCACTGGAAATGACGCAAAAGGAATTTCAAACTGAAGTTGGTAGACTTGAGGTTTTAGGGGAGTTGATAATCAAAAATCGAGATAAAAAATGAACTACGTAATTTCAGAAGAACGATTATCAAAATTAATTATGAAAATAGTTAAATCTATGGAGATTGAGGGTCTTTACAGAGTACAGATTAATTTTCCATCAAAACCGGGTAACCATATTGTGGTTGCTCTTTTCTTTGATGTTGTTAGGGAATCCGCATTTTTTAAAAAAATATATAATGAAGTTACTAATAGACTTGAAGATTTATTGGGTATAGACCCATTAGTAGTAACAATTCCTTATAGTGAAGCTAAATTTCATTTAAACGGACCTAAAAACATATAATGAAATATATTATAACAGAAAGACAAAGTCAGTTACTTAGAGAACAAATGGATAACCCTTCTATATGGTTCAGAAGAAGGGCTAATTATGAAACCATGTTACCATTTATAATGGAATCTATTGCGGACGAACCAAATCCTTGTACTGACTATGAAGACCAATATGACTACACTTTCAGTAGAATAGAATGGGCGGTAACTCGTTTTATGAGCATGGATGAAGATTTTTATGAATCTGAGAATCATGATGAGTTTTATGATTTACTATTCAATATGTGTAAAGACTGGTTCTCAGATATGTTGTTTGAAGATTATAGAAATACTTGTTCTGAATAATAAATTTTAGATATTTATTATTAAATTCATTTCATGAAAAGATTATTGAAATTCCTCAAATCATTGTTTGCTAAATTAGATATTTTTCAAGCGAAAGCTGAAAAATTTGTAGATGAAAATAAAATGTTATCTGAGGAGCAAAAGAAAAAAATAAAAAAAGGTCTTGATAAGTTCGACCAAGTTGAAGAGAACATCGAAGATGTTGTTGAAAAGGTTGAAGTTGTTGTAGAAAAAATCGAAGACGCTGTTGAAAGTAAAAATATTTCAGCAATTGGTGACGTAACCAACTCAGTTAAAGAGGTTATTACAGAAGTTAAAGAAGTGAAAGAAGACATCCAAGAAATTTCTCAAGGTTTAAAAAAAAACTAGTTTACACAAATAGTAGAACAACAAAATGAGTATCTTACGGTACTCATTTTTTTTATATTTATAATTTATGAAAATATTAATAACAAAGGAACAGGAAGAAAGGTTACTAGAACAAGTATTGGGGAAGGCACCAAGTAAAAATATCAATATCGACATCTTACCACAACCCTTCAACAATTATGGTAATTCTATTCCTTCAGCAATATCTTTAATAAAGAAACATGAAGGTTTCTGTGATGGAACAAAAGACTGCCCACCTTACACGATTGGTTACGGAACACGAACTGATTTACACCCTGAACTAAAAGGAAAAAAAATTGATGATGCAGTTGCTACCGCATATGTAAAAAAAGATTTAGAAGACAATATAATACCTGCAATCAAAAGGATGGTAAAAGTTCCACTTAAAGACCACCAAGTCTCAGCTCTAATTTCACTCATTTACAATATTGGGCCAGGTAATTTCAGAAAATCTCAACTTTTAAAAGATTTGAATAATAATAACCTGAAAGGTGTGAAAAAGAATTGGGAAGAATTCACAAGTTCACAAGGAAAAACCCTTGGTGGGTTGGCTAATAGAAGATGGGATGAAATCCGATTGTTTTTTGATGAAAAATAAACTATATTTAAAATAAAAAATCATGAAAAAGTTAATTTTCTTGTTATTTTTTCCAATTTTAGTTTTTTCTCAATCTGAAAGAGCACAAAAAGCCCAAGTAAGAAGTTTTGGTACTTATGGACCTTCATCTTCTTCGCAGTTTAGGTCTGAATCATTTAGTAGACCTTCAAATAATGAAGCCCAACAAAAAATTACAGAAAGAAATAGACGTTCTGAATATTATACACCTCAGAACACTCGACCAGGAAGATATTATTCCTACGACCCTTATTGGGATTGGGGATGGGGTTGGAATCGTTGGTCTCCAATGTGGGGATGGAACAGCTTTACCCCGTTTTTTTGGTATGATAGTTGGGGATACAGAAATCCGGCTCGAGTTTATATATACGATGATGGAAAAAGAGACACAATAAAACTGAAACCTTTACATGGTTCAATTGGTGTGTCGTACAATATGAATTCGGAGCTAGGTGTGTGGGGAACTTTGGGTAGAGAAGTATATGTTATTGCTGAATTCTCTAAAAACAACCCTAAAGACATTTCCGTATTTTATCCAGAATTAACTTTGGATAAAGTTTTACCTTGGGAGGACAGGAAACTTTCGAATTTCCAACAACAATCTACTTTTTCAATCGGTTTAGGTAAAAAATTGAATAAATTTGCAGGTATCCATATGATGGTTGGATTTGGTAGAGAAAAAAATAACTTTAGATACTATGATGACTACTTTATATTATCAAATAATGGTGAATATAGTTTCCCAAATTATAGAATTAACAAAACAACATTCAAAATCGGCACACTTTTGAATTTGTCTAATAAATTTAACTCCAAAATAGACTACGACCTCAGTGAAGGTTATATTTCTTGGGGTTTAGGTGTCAAACTGTAAAAAAATTTATATGAACTTAACTAACGACCAAAAAGCGGCTCTCTATGATGAAGGTATTAGAAGATATAATTTAGTAGAAGAGGAAATTAGACAAATAAAGGCAAAAAACTTTGAAGTTTCAGACACCGATATGAAAAAAATCTCCCAATTAGAAGAAAAAAAGAAATTTATTTTCAACCAAACACAAAAATTACACAATCGTTAACTTATGAGAATTAGTGACTCTGATATTGGTAAAATTTATCGACTTAAGGAATTTATTGGAGACATTTTTTGTCAAAAATGTGATTCTTGTTTAAAAATGAGTCTCATAGAAATGGGATTACACGAAAATGAAAAAATACAAGTAGTTGGTCGCTCTTTAGGGTTGTGGAGAATCGATATTTTGAACGAAGATAATACCAAAAACTCGAGTTTGGCCTTTAGAGATGAAGAAGTAAGTAAAATTTGTGTTTTGTAAAAAAAATATTATATTTTATAAAAAAAATTATGAGTAAAGTAAAAATTTCAACAGAAAAGGGAGACATGATTGCGGAATTGTATGATAATGAAACCCCAGTCACAGTAAAAAACTTTTTGGATTTAATCACCAAAGGTTTTTATAACGGATTAAATTTCCACAGAGTTATACCTGGGTTCGTTGCCCAAGGAGGATGTCCTAATGGTATCGGAAATGGTGGTCCTGGTTATACTATTCCGTGCGAAGTAACTGCACCTAAACAATATCATGACAAAGGCGTTCTTTCGATGGCTCATGCCGGTAGAAACACTGGTGGTTCACAGTTCTTTATTTGTCACGGTAGACAAAGCACCCAACATTTAGACGGTAATCATACATGTTTCGGTAAAGTTATCGAAGGGCTGGATATAATTCCGAATATCACACAAGGAACAAAAATAAACTTGATTGAAATCATTTAATTACTAGAATGAAAAATAAAAAACTTTTGATTTTAGTTGGTCTTTTAGTTCTTATTTCACTGATATACCTGTTATTCACGTCTCAGCAATCTGAAGAAATTACATTCAAACCGATTGTTTTAGAAGAAAAAAATTCTATTTTGAATAATTCAATGCCGAGTTATTATGATACAATTTTACATGTTGGGTTAGGTTTGGCGGGTATCGAAGGAGTTACGGTTACAATCGAAGAACTTTCAGAAACAGCAAAACAACAATTTGATGGTGAGCTAAATGCCCACATCAGATATTTTGAAGGTAAATTTTATCTTTTCATTGACCGACTAAATAGAAAAGAAGCAATAACTGTAATTTCACATGAGATTATTCACATTCAACAATATCTCGATGGTTCGTTTCAATATGACAATGGAAATATAACTTGGAATGGTGGGGAGTATTTATTAGAAGATATAAACTACGACGATAGACCTTGGGAGGACCAAGCATTCCAAATGCAGGGTCCATTAAGTTCACAAATATTGGATGTAGTTTATCAATAAACATTAAATTAAAAAAAATGTCAACAGGTATTTTAGTTTTAATTGGAATTGGAATTTTTTTCGGTGTTTTAGCTTTCTTTACTTTAAAAAAGAAAAAAAATGTTGTTCCACCAACTTATGAAGAAACACCAAAACCGGATTTGAGTTTTGACCCATCAATCAAAGAACCGGAACCAACTCCTGAACCACAGGAAACAGAGTTACCTCCAGCACCACCTACACCAATTAATGAAGTGTGTTACGCTCATGAGGTCTTATCCGCAGAATCAGTTGAATCTGTATGTCAAGCACATAATCAAATGGTTGTTTACAGTTCAAATGAATCAATCGAAAATTCAACTCAATTATTTATGAGTGAAGAAGCTTGTAAATATGAGAGACCTAATTGGGTTTCGAGTTTTACACATGTCAAGTATTCGAATAAGTATTCTTCGGTAGATTCTGAAGGTAGATTAACAGGTTTTCTTGATTGTATCGAATAAAAAAAACCCACCGAATGGTGGGTTTTTTTATATTTTGAATTTAATTTCTGTACTTAAATTTCGTTTAGTATTATTCACTTCGTGATATAAGTTCCATTCCTTGATTGATTTGTTTTCTGATTTTGTCATTGCATAAAGTTTTGATATTTTTTTAATCATATTATTTGCAACAAATTTAAACAATTTTTCTTCATTTCGGAAAAAATCTTCAGTATTTTTAAATCTTTGTACTTTTCTGATAAATTTTTTGAATTTCTTTAGTTTTTCTCCTTGTAAACCTAAAACTTTTTCTAAAAAATTCGATGTCATCAAGTCCCTGTAAGCGTCACCCTTTTCATTTATTAAATTCACATAAACTAATCTCAATATTTCATCTATTTTTTCTTCATCAGTATCTCCCATGTGATGATTCATAGTACTTCCAACTTTATCTATCTTATCAATGTGGTTTTTCAATTCAATCCTTAGATTTTCGTATGAAAATTTTCTCGCATCATCCAACATCTTATATGTTGCGTCATCCATAAGAAATTTCAAAAAGTTTTTTTGACTAACTTCTCCCAACTTAATCGCCATCGCCAGTTCGGTTGGTCTAACTATATTTTCAACTGCAGTTGTAAAATAAAGTAAGTGTAAAAATTTATCTATTGGATATATACCGAAAGATACTTGCTGATACGCTCTATATTCCGCTCTGTCACTTGCAATATCATAACCTGTTTTATAAGAATCATAGATATGCATCAATTCGTGAGAGAACGATTTAATAATTTCATTTTTTTCGGATGTAATTTTATTAATTAATCCTTTAAAATCCCAATTGACGGGTACAACAAATTTTATTTTGATGACAACCTCATCGAAATCCGAAATTATTTCTAATCTACCGCTAGAATCTTGAGCCTGACTTTCAAATGGGGTTGCATATCCGATTATTTCATATGTATCCCTCGATGGGTTATTCCATTTGTTGATATCTAAACCAATATTAGCAGAGGTGATTGATAAATCCCCTATCTGATAATTTACATCGAATTCAATGTCGTATTCGTCCTCATCAGTGTCGTAGGTTTTTTTATTGAGTTCTTTAACAAACTCTTCGTATAAATTTTCGGACGTTTCTAAAATACCTTGAGGTACCCCTAAAGATTCAGAAATTACCTTATTGACGATTGATTCTAAATCAGATTCTTTTAATTTAATAATTTTTTTCATTGTATAGATAATTTCAGTTTTACTATTTTTTCGAACTCTTGTTTACTTATTTCATTATTTGACATCCCATCTGGTTTAGTTTTATCATTATTGAAAACGAAGTAATGATATTTGTTTTGGCTCTTTATGTAAACAACCTTCCAACATTTTTCAGGTATAGAGAGCCTGCCTATTTTTCTAACCTCACCAATATTACCACACCAAACTCTAATTGAATCATGTTTCAAAGCAAGTTCTCTTGTATGAGTTTCTAAAGATTTCCAATCTCCAGCATTTAAAGAATGGTATTGTGGTGACATGTTAGAAAAATAAAAACTCTCACTCATTACTAATTCACCATCACATAAGTTATCTGCGGCAGGAGACATATGTCCTCTATCGAATCCGCTCCCTTTGTAATATATTGCCAAATTTGTTTCATTCGGTAGGAGCGGGTCAGGAACAAATTTATCAACACGCTTTACAGGAGTTGGACATGAAACTTGTTTTTTTGTTACCCACCATTCCACAGAAACTGGATAAGATTTGGACTTAGAATAAACTGAGGTATAATTTTTATGAATTAACCTAACTGTGTCTTGGGAAAATGAACAACAATAAAAAACTAATAATGATAATGTTACTAATAATTTTTTCATAAAAATAAATACCGTTTGATAACTTAATTTTATCTAAATTTGAATATTACCATTTTGAAACTTTTCTATATTTATAGGTATGAATAGAAGATTTATTATATCAGAAGAAGAAAAGAAAAGTATTAGAGGACAATACTTTTTTGAACAATCTACCCCAAAATCTGAAAGTAAGAGATTTTGTCATAAGGGTAATACAAAAACTTTAGAAGAGATTGTTGGTGATGGAGAGGCGGAAGATTATATCGAAGGAGTTCAACTAAGAAAAAATGGTGTAAACGGTTTAGTTGACATTCTTGAGCTCTTGAAAACTGCCAGATTACATCCAAAAATAACTGATGGTGGAATGGATTTAGTTTCCAAACTAGTAAACAATTTAAAAACCTACAAACCATACAATTATTTTGACGAAACAAAAAAAGAGTGTAATAGAGCCATGGATAAAATTATTGAATTGTACAAAGAAAATAAACATGGTGAGGAGCTCGTTAAGGATATTGAAAAGGTTTTCGAAATGGACCATGTTTCAGATAGAGCAAAAGAATATATAAAACATGGATTGGGAATGATTAAAGGGAATTGATTTGTTTTTTAGTTTTTGAGTTAGTATATTTAAAGCCCCATCATAAGGGGCTTTTTTATGGGTAAATTTTTAGATTTGGTTAACAAGTGGTCTTCATTACATGATAAATTGTATGGTAAAAAATCACCAAGGCCGACTCCGGAATATGTTCCTGAAGAACATGGGTTCTGGACACTTGCAAATTCTAGTTTGACGAATTTTCATAATAGAGAGGTTCATTTCCAAACTCAACCTCCGATGACACCCAACTCTGTATTCTCAGAAATAAGAATTCCGGGTACAGACATAATACGAACTCCTTCACCAACGTCGTCATTAAATACACAATATCCAGAACCATCAAGTCCATTGATGCAAACGTACGAGAAACCCGATACAAATGACAAATTACAGGTTGTGAAACATTTTTTAACAAAATGGTATCCGTTTATTCTAGATGTGACAGAATTACGTGATATTGACATTTGGGGAGTATCAAAAAAAATAGTAGAAATACATATAACGGTTTCTCCCACACATTCGGTAGAACTTATGACTCCTAAAATAGAAAGAAGAGTTAGAGAAACTATACTGAAAAAATTAGTTCCTCTTTTGAGTTCTTTATTTTCGGACTGTGATAATGATAGACCCCACATAATATTTTCGCCAACCTATTCTGAAACAATTTTAGAACTAATTTGATGTCCACACAATCTCACATAGATAAGGTAAATCTGAAACCAAATATAATGTCCTATCCGGCACACGTTGCTGCACCTAAAATTGTCCCAACTGATTTAACGACGTTTAAGAGAAACGGAACTGAAAAAGTCAACAAGGTATTCGATAGAAGATATAAAGAACTCCTAAAAGAGGCAGAAACCCTTCAAAAATCGTTCGAACTCACCCAAGAGGTGTATGACTCAAAATATAAATTTGAACCTATTATCGGGGAGATATACCACTTATACGAGGATTCTGAAGGTGGTAGAACATTATCGATGATTAAACCTAACGAATGGAATAAAAAATATTTGTATTCTGTTGTATTGAATTCAGACATGACATGGACAAAAATAGAATGAAAAATATGTGCCAAAAAGCACTAAATACGTCTTATTCTGGGTTAACAATTGAAGAGTTCAATATTGTAGAGACTAACTCTTTTGACTCGGTAAATGGTTCGTGGAAACCCGATTCGTATACATTATTTATCATGTTAAGAAGAACAAACAGTGTGGAAATCGACTATAGATATTTTTACAAATTTAAAACAAATCGTGAAATTGAAGAATTTTTGGAAATGACATTTGGGTATGAATGTTGTATCGGATTTTTGTGAAAATTCTCTAGAACTAGTATACTAGTTTTTTTTTAATCATATTATTTTTTTAATTATATTATTATTCTGAAAGAATAATAATTATTGCCCTCCCGACAAAAAGTCTTATTTTTTCATAAATTTTAATATTTATGATAAAATTCGTATTATGGATAATTCATCTTTATGGACGGTTCTTATAAGTGTTGTTACCGTTCTTGGTTCGGCAAGTGCTTGGAGATTTTATGAAAAAAGAGCAATTAGAAAAGAAAACGAAGAAGATTTTATGAGATTAGATTGTCGAGATAGAATATTGAAACTCGAAGCCCTTTTAGAATCGAGCTCTAAAGAAAAAGATGACATGAGAAATACAATTTTAAAACTCACAGAGCAGGTTGCCGCACTGGCCGTCAAAGTTGAATTTTTACAAAGAGAGAATACTGATTTGCACAACAAAATAATTAACGGTTAATTTTAAACATCCCAACTCACAATTGTTTTCGTTATTACATCTGGAAAAATAAGTTCGAGTATATCTTGAATAAGATAAGGTGTTAGCGACGAATCTAAAACCTCTTCGGTGATTACCTCTCCGAGAACGATGACAACCTCTACTGTTATTGAATTATTTGAAATTGATGGATTTATATTACGAACTTTAATTTTTGTTCCTTTCCCATACATCAGCTCAACATCATCTTTTTTTATGACGTTAAGGTACTTTTCGATGATTCGTATGTATCTATTTTTTAAATTCACATTAAAATTTAATAAAAAAAAAGGACGATTGTAGATTATCGTCCTTGTCCTCTGTAATTTTTTTCACTTCTATCGTGTTTGTTAAAGGATTTTTTAGCAACCCTACTCTTCTTTTTACCGAAAGAAACTTTCCTCGAATCATTAGTGCCTTTTGCCATAAAATGTATTTTGAAGATAAATATCCCTATATTTATTTATATGTTAATGTCAGAACAAGAAAAAGAAGAAATAAAGAAAAAATACGAAGACAATATATCAAAAGAGGTTTTAACTCATTTGAAAAGAAATTATCCTATTTACGAATTTGATATGAAATTTATGGATTCCCCGGTTAAACAGATTTTGGTGGATGACAAGTTATACATGCTTTCTCAAAATAAAAAGTATTTGGTAAATAAAATATCTTCTATTTTAGAAGGAATATTCACATCAGTAGAAAAACCAGCTCTCAGAAGAACTGTAAAATTTTATTTAGATATGTTGAAATAAAATTTGATTGGTTAAAAAATACCTCATACCTTCGTAAAGGATTTGAAACTCATAGGCAATGAAAGATACTCGGTATTCAAATTTCGTTCTTTGATAAAATTATTTAGTTGGGTGTAGGAGGTTAATCTAATATTATAACAGGGTCTCATCCCTCCCTATCTACGTATTGGGAATATGTCAGTAAAGACGGTGAAAAACTATTGGATGTCCCACCAAGAAAAACAAATGGATGGTTTTCCGACCGAACCCAACTAATTTTTTAAAAAAAATTTGATAGTTTAAAAACTACTTTTTATCTTTGTAAAAGAAATAACAACTCCGAAATCAAATCTCAATATCGGTAGCTATAGAGTAAAGTTGTTATTTTTAAGTTCTTTAAATATGGTTGTGGTAGCTCAGTTGTGTTCCTTGAGTTCACATTGGTAGAGCATCCGCCTGAACAGCGGTGTGCCAGTGGTTCGACTCCACTCCCAACCACGAAAAGTGTTTTTGTGTCGTCTGTATTGAAGCAATGACCTATAAAAGTAGACAGGAGGTCCCACAAAAAATTTTCTAAAAGATTTGTTTGTTTGTCGAAACTTACTTATCTTTGTAATGAAACAGGACAGCGGAATGGTTCTTAATTGGTGGTTCCCCATACTCACCTTACCTTTATTCTTCTCCGCTATATAAATTAGAAATAAAGGTTATTAAAACACGGGCAGTTTATGAGAGTGGTAACCTCAGTCCTACTGTAAAAGACACAACTCACCGAGTCTTTTTTTCTCAGGTACGTTTTTTCAGACTTGAAACAAAAAAACAGAAGTACGTCCTACTTTACGGGTTTCAGAGATTGACCCACCTCCAAACAACTCGAATCTTGTCCTGACGGGGACTTCTGGGAGACGACGGTCTCCCCTTTTTATTTTAATTCAGTATTTATTAAGTAATGAAAGATTTGATAAGAAAAATTTTACTAGAACAACAGGAAAAGTATGATACCTATGAGATGTTGAGAAATTATCAGGGACCTGACGTAACTTTGCAAAATATCGGACTCAAGTTAAGAGTAACTGGAAAAATTACAAAGGCGGAATACAATAAAGCAATATCTCAATTCAAAAAAGAGTATTATGCAACTTCAATTTTGGACTCCCTCAGAAATAACCAAAAAATTCATGATTTAATTAAAAATTTGGGTACTAAAACTTACAATCAACTCATTAGGAGTAAGAAGAGAATAATGCTTCAAAACAATGAAAAAGTGAAAGTTGGTCAACCTGAAAGGAATTGGATATTAGAAAACGTAAGAGACCTCATATTTTTTAAAAAAAATATCAATGACACGAATAAGAAATTTGATTTTCCTGATAGAGCAATCCCCTTAACTATTACAGAAGAATGTAATAAATTAATAAGACAACTCGGTGCAAGAGATTTTTTTGGATTTGTGGAAAAAAATGATTGGTCAATTCTGAATAGAATTAACACCAACTATACTAATTGGATAAAATTGATTGCGAAAAAGGATGTAGAAGGAAAACTTGTAGGAAGAACGGTGACCGATAAAGTAAATGATTATTTTACAGAAAAACCGATAGAGACTGTTGTGGATTTATCTGAGTATGATTCAAGGGACAGAGATATGATTAAATCGGGGGTTCCAAAATTAAGTTTAGCGGATTTTGATATTATTTCTTTATTAATCCTTGCAGACAACTCTGAGTCTGATTATGATTACAAAAGAATGGTGGAAAGAATTAAAAAAACAACTGAAAAGGGAGAAAACGCTGAAAGACAATTTATGAGTGATTTGATATCGAACGGAATTCCTAAAGAAAACATTAAGAATTTTTCATCATATGGTAATTTAGTAGATATTACATTTCAGTGTGATTTGATGGTAAAGTTTAAGGATGAATGGGTACCTATACAAATTAAAAGTTCACAATCAGCGTATTCCAAGTTATTATCTTACGATATCGGGGGGATATTAGTGTATCCTGCCGAGAAAAAAAGGAATTGCGGATATTGGGTTTATGATACAGGTAAGGGCTTACCAAAATCTTTTGATGAAGATTTTCTTGGTTTAGTTTGCGACAATGAATAATTTTGTTTTATGGCATTTGAAAAAAAACCCGAACCCAAACCAATAAAATACGAATACGTATACGAGGATGATGAATGCATTTCTATTTGGAAATACAATACGAACAAGACTACCGCAGGACCTGTAGAAGTTGAACACAAATGGAAACGTACATATAATCCTTGGGATAAAAAGAAAAAAACTCTTGGTGAACTTGCAAAAGAAATGAAGAAGAAAAAATAGGATATAGTTTTGTATTTATATTGATATGAAAGATTTAATAAGAAGAGTTTTAAGAGAAGAAATACAAAAAAAAGGGTTTTTGAGTGAATCGTCTAATAATAATGTTTGGCAATATGGTTGTAATCTTTTTCCTCAAAATTCTGAATTGAAAGATTGGTGTAAATCAGCTGAAAGCAAATTTAGGTTAAATTACGATATTAAAAATAGAGTAAAAAAATCAATATCAATAATTGCATCTAAACTAAAAGACGATACTGAAGAAAAATATAGAGAAAGGATTAAATTTTATTCCGAAGATGACCCTTTTTTCACAAAAAATACAAAAAATCTAAACGATTTGGAAACATTTACGAAACAGTCTTGTGGTAAAGCCGAAGACTCAATAAAAAATTTCAAAAAAGAATTTGCAAAAACTTTTCTTTTTGTTAAAAAAGTAGGTGATGAAATAAAATATGACGAGTTGTCTAAATTGAATACAAACTACAGTGCTCTGGCATATTTACTAACAGATTTTAGAAATAGAAAGGGTTTAGTCTCAAAAAGTTTCAATGATATCTTTGAAATGTATTTTGAAAATCCATCAAAAAGAGACAAGTTATCTGAGCCATTTTTTACAAATTTTATTTTTAGTTATTTTGGTAATGATGAAAATACCAACTTTGCCATCTCTATAATGAAAAATGTTTACTCAACCATTCAAGAAACTACAGAAAAAGGGCAGAAATCAGAAGAAGAGGCATTCGTAAGATTGAAAACTGAATATGGTAAAGAAAATGTAAAGATTTTCAGCGGTGATTTTTCTTTTGGGGATTTGTTGGGAGTTGATATGGTAATCAAAAAAAATGGTGAATGGATACCGGTTCAAATTAAAAATAATTTTGATAAATGTAAGGGTAATTATAGATTTTGCAAAAACATTTGTATGGGTAAAAAGGGTAGAGAGTGGAAATCTGAATATTATGACGGAGAAAATATAGTAAATTCAGAAATAACCAAACCCGAAATAAAACCACAAAAAAAAGGAACACCCCCGCCTAGTGTTGATTATTTAGGTTGGATGGAAAAACAAAAATAAAAGGTAAAATTAAAATATTCTACCTTTTATTGATTTAACTGTTTTTCATAATTCTTTAACAATGATGAAATATTTTCTTTCCCGACAGGATTTGCGGAATGTACATTCCATTCAGGAATAGGTAAACCATTACGTAAACAATAGTTACACAACCATTTTGCAGCATCATATCCTGTCTTTTCTTTGAATTCAACATTTAACGGGTCAGGTGGATTATCATGTCCTCCATTATCAAAATAGTATTTTGTGTGTTCTCTTGATAAATCGTGGTCGAAAGATATTTCATCAGGCACACCGTTTAATTCGATGTAACTAACAAAATCATCGTAATTACGAACGATGTCCCACCCATCAGTCTTTGGAGTTCTTACGTCGTCTAAGTATAATTTTTTGTATTCCATTTTTTTGTTCCTTTTTAAATGATTCTTCGCCAACAATTTGGTATGCTTCAGCCAGACACATACCGGCTTTGTCAATCAATTTTTTTACTTTTTTATTTTTTTTTGTTAATGGATGACCCAATAAATGGTCTTCTATGGCACATATTCCCATATAAAGTCTATCCATCAATTCTAAGTAGTGTCCGTCGTTAATCTTTTTCATTTATCTGAAATATATAAGGTCTATAACAAATGTTAAACCAAAATTTACAAATTAATAAATCAACACCAAAGAGAAAACTTCTTGATGTGGTTCCATTTTTTCCAATTACCGCAGGACCATCTTTTGGTTTCGACACCATAGTGTAGGATTTAAACCAAACACCAAGATTATATTGTCTCCAATACATAATCTTATCAATCTTTCCTCTGTCTTTTTCAAACTTATGTCTGAAGACAAAACTTATTCTAAGTCCTAATATTGTCATACTTTTTGATTTCATATATCCCAACCATTTTCGTCATACATATATTCAACACAAGGGTATTCTCGTCCTTTTTCATCAATATGACACCAAACACCATCACTTACCCATTTCCAATCTTTGCCCTCTTCACCATCAGGTAAATCAGGTTTTTCTAAAGGGGGGTGATATGCATTCACATCACTGTATCTGTGATTACATTCACACCCCCTTGGAACACAGTCATCACAAAATACGGAATTACTTCCATTAGAAAATCCTGGCATGTAATCCCAAACCCCAACTGAACCACAGGAACATAGTTCTTTAGACATAGTATTCAACAATTTTTTTCTCTATGTTATCAAATTCCAAAGAGATTGGTTTGTTATGGTGTTGGTATTGTTCATCCAAAACTGAGGCGTTTAGGAATTCCACACCATTAAAATATTTTTGTCCGTAAGCACAATGGATGTGACCACAAACATGAATTTTAGGTTGTATCTCAATTATCTTATAAAATAAATCTTGACAACCAACTTGAGTCCCGCTCGGAACCCAATCAAGCATTCCGTACGCAGGGCCATGAGTAATTAATACATCGGTATCATCAGGTATCAAAGACCACTTTTCAGCGAGTTTTTCCCCTCTTGGTAGATTGAATGCCCAATTATAGAATTCAGGTTGCCATGGGCTACCATAGAATTTAACTCCATCGATTACAACTTCACTATCGAAAAGGTAGTGTACGCCTTTTTCTTTGTATTCAGGCGCAATATCGTTATGAAGTTCAAACCCCCAATCGTGATTACCAGCTATGAATATTTTGTGAGTATATTCAGTATTTGAAAACCAATCTAAAAAGTTTTTGATTTCGTGAGTTTTACCCATACCTGTACAATCACCCGCGTGAACCAAAATATCACCACTTCCGAGAATATTATTATAAGCCTTGCTGGTAAGGTATTCGTGTTTGTTGTGAGTGTCGCTTATAAATGTAATTTTCATAATATTTGGTCTTTATCTTGTTCATCAATATCCCAATTCAAGTAATCCTCCCCTTTGTAATCAGGATGATTTTGTTTCATATAATCTATACCACCTGCCCATAACCAAGCAAGTGAAAGAGATATTGCAAAGATAAAGATAATAACTCCAATCATAAAATGTTTTTTTAATAATTAGTCCCACCAATGTTTCATACCACTTCCGTCATACCATTCTGTCCACAAATTTGCCTTTTTGTCGTAATCGGTTAAAGAATTGTATAATTCACTATATTCTTTAATGTCCTGACCTTTCAATATTGAAAAGAGTTCTTCCCATTCTCGGGCTTCTATCTCATCTGCCAATTTATACACCTTTCTATTATGGTCATTCTCTTCTTTAGTATGATTATCAACCAACTGATATAGTTCGGGATTATCTTCGGTTTGCTCGAAGTCCCAATTGATAATTTTTACTTCTCCAAGTTCTTTTTCAGCCATACGAATATAAGAATCTGTACGAATGTTTTCTATTAGTTGGATTACACGTTTCATTTTTTCAACTTTCTTCAACCTTGTTTCATCAATTTCATACCCATGAAATTCAATTGTATTCACGGTTTTTTCTAAGGTACGAGCAAAGAATTGAAGGTTAAAAGAATAGTCCCAAGACCTGAATTCCCATAGTTGTTTTCTGAAGAACCATAGGTTTTTGAAAAACTGTGGAATCTTGTATCTAAATAATTCATAGAATTTATAGACAGGATGTTGGTGCCATATCAACCTTTTAATTGATTCTCCAAAAGTATCCGCAAATTTTATTTCCATAACCTAAATTTTTTTAAAAGGTCTTTGAATGTTTTTTCTTTTTCAATAACTCTGTAATTTTCATCCAGTAATGGTGCTTTCCACATCTCGTAAGATAACCATAAAATGGATAGTAATATAAAAATTACAAGTAAAACGATGTAATTCATTTTACAAATTTAGTAAAAAAAAATAGACCCGTCAAAATAAATTTGCGGGTCTTTTGGAAAGGTCTATATGAGAACACCTTAAGGTGATAACAATAAATATAAGAAATATTTAAAAAAATCAACTCGGCGATATCACTAGAAGTATTTTTTTAAATCTTCAGTCATTTTTTCATTGAACGAAATTCCATGTCTATCTTCAAAATTTGAGATGAGATATGGAATTGATTTTAATTTTTTAAATTTTTTCAATAAGATATACGCACCTAAATCTGCCTCAATTTCGTCTTGTGGATTTCTTGGACCGTCGTGTCCTAATATTACGTGAGACACTTCATGAGCCTCGATGAATTTTAAAACCTCACTACCATATTCCAAGATTACATCACCGTCAATTACAATCATGTTTTTGTTGGGAACCATAAATCCATATCCATACTCATCGAATAAAGGTTTTAATTCTTTATATTGTGGATTGTTTGAAAAAACAACGCCAATATTAACTCCCGAAAGGAATTCGCTTTCATATGATAAATGGTCTGTCATTTATTTTAGTAGATTATAAAACTCGTTAAAATGTTTAATTCTATCCTCGAGACCATTTGTACCTCCATTTACACATTTGGATACACTTGTTATTGCATCTTTGGAAGAACCTAAATCACATTTTGAAAGGCATCTTTGGAAGAACCATGCTGCCGATAGTAATGGATATTTCGAAGCAACTAAATCTGGATTATTAACAATATCTTCATTTATAGATTTTCCAAAGGCATTATAGTTGTCTTTACCTGTTAATTGTATATAACCTCTACCTCTGTATTTAAATCCATCACCTGATGATTCTATCCCATTTCCCATTCTTCCACCATAAACTCTATTGCCTATTTTTTCAGGTTTTCTCTCATAAGCTTCGGCTAAACCGGCATCTTTAAAATATTTTGAGAAAACACTTTTTAATCCCTTCGCAGAATAGTTTAGATTTTCTTGAGTTAGTTTGAAACCTCCTGACTCGTGACTACATTGAGCTAAAAAGTGTGCTAACCTTAAAGGTGTATTAATTTTGAACTTTGAAGCTGTGTCAGGTATTTGTGCAATCACAGAATCAGGAATATGACCTTTCAAATTCTTTAGATTTAAACCTGAAACACTTGATATAGGAGATGCGGGTTCAGTAATCAAAACTTTAGAACCAAACATTTTATTCCAAGTCCCTTCACCAACGATACCATCAGGTGTTAAATCATTATCTATCTGCCATTTTTTAACTGCCTTTGCAGTGCCTTGTCCAAAAATACCATCAGCAGTCAGACCTAATTTTTGCTGGAGTTTTTTTACGTCATCTCCTTTAGACCCTACTTTTAATAACATAATTAATCGTTTTCTTTAATTAAACCACAGATTAAACATTCTTCCTGTCCATCATTATCTTTATCACCCCAAACATGTTCACAGTTTCTATGCGCAAAATATTCATCTATATCACCATCACCGTCTTTATCTATACCATCCATAGTACCATCACCATCTTCATCGATTTCCACACCGACTTGAGGGGAGACTTGAGGGGTACTTACATCTAACGGTATTTCAGAAATTTCTGGCTCTCCATTATTTAAATCCATGTGAGAAGTATCTGATAGTGCAACTCCGTCTTCCTCATCCATCTTCTGAACAAGCATTTTATCTTTATCATTGTCTCTAAACCAGTAATCGATTATTTTTCCGTAACTACCAATAAATGCACCTAATAACAATAACAATAGTTCCTTCCATTGTTCTGTTATGTCTAAGTTTATTGAGATTGCCACACCAATACCACCTATAATACCTAAAAAAGTTATTAGTATTACTAAACTCATGAATAGTCTTCTATTCATCATAGAGTTGATAAGTTTTTCAAATTCACCTGAGCTATTTTCTTGTGATGACATATTGTAATATTATTTTTTATAAATAGTTTTTTCCTCAGTTAGGGGCAAAAAAAATATTTATAGCGTTTATTCCACTATAAATATTTAATTAGATAAACTTTTTAACGAATAAGATTAGATGAAGTTGTGTCTATCTTTTCTGAAGTTTCTATTGTAGAATCCGAAGTAATTATTGAAGTGCTGTCTGATTTAACTGATGTAGTTGTTTTTTTCCTTCCCCAAAAGTTTTTTTCTACCTCGATGTAAACGGTATCAACTTTGTAAACAACTTTTTCGGTTACAACATTTTGAAGACTCATTAATTGAACTCTTTCCGTTTTAAATTTTTCAACTTCGTTTGTTAGAATTTTGAATTCTCTAATTACTTTTATCACTTGTTCTTTCGTTGTTGAATCGCTCTTTTTCTGTACAGAATCTGAAGTAACTAAGTTTTGCTGACTTTTAATCAAAACACTGTCAATCTCAACAGGTAAAACAACAGGTTCTTCAGGAATAGTACATGAAAAAAGAAATAATCCAAGGACTAATAATGATTTTTTCATGGTTAATTAATTTTTCCTAATTCTTGTAGAACGGTTATTTTCGATACTGCAGCAGATAACGCGCTGTCAGACTTTCTCAATTGATTTGTTAAGGCATCGACCTTTGATTCAAGAACTTCAATTTTATGTCCTTGTTTTTCAATCTGCGAATTGTAATTAACTTTCCCATCAACATACAAATATCCAATAGCAATTATTACAATGAATAATAAACCTTTTACAGGTTCTTTTGCAAATTCTTTAAATGAAATTGGGGGTTTAATTGTACCGGCAACTGCGTCGGTAACGGATTTTTTTGGTGCCATTTTCTTTTTTGGTTTTTAGTTAATACCAAAAGACGGCAATCCTGTGAAATTCTAAATCTCTTAGGATAGTATCTTGGTATCAATAAATATTGCATAACCATAATCTAGTAGTATTTATATAAAAAAAACACATGGGCATATTATCAGAAGCCGATAGAATTAAAAGAGTAATGGGCATCACCGAAAGTTCCCAAAAACTAGATAAAAATTTAGGAAAGGTTATACAGGCTTTAGAATTTTTGAAGTTATATACTCCTACTATTGAAAAAATGTTAATAGAATTGTCCTCTATTGCTAAAGACCAAATTATCGATTTTGATTTGGTTGAAAGAGGTCTCAGAAAAATTTTGTTGAAGAAAGGAGATAAAAAAAAGAATGTTTCTGATTATTTTGGCAAAATTATATCATCTTTAAAATTCAGAGAAAGAGGTGGGTATGGTGTAGAGCCTGAAAGTGAGGACTATGAGTTTGAACCAGAAGAACCATCATTAATACCAAAAAAGATTTATCGTAAAGAACTATATCAACTACAAGTTGAGTTATTAAAACTTCAAGAATGGTTAAAGGAAACGGGTAAAACTGTAATTGTTGTTTTCGAGGGAAGAGATTCTGCAGGTAAGGGTTCAACAATTAAAAAGTTTGTGGAAAATTTAAATCCAAGATATTACAATGTTGTTGCTTTAGGCATACCTACTCCTGAAGAAAGAAAAGATTGGTGGAACAGGTATAAAAAACAAATCCGACCAGGAATGATTAATTTATTCGATAGAAGTTGGTATAATAGAGGTTTAGTTGAACCTGTTATGGGATACGGCAGTCCTGAAGAATATGAAGACTTCATGGAAAATGTTGCAGATTTCGAACAGGACTTGGTTAAAGAGGGTGATTACTTATTTAAACTTTGGTTTTCGATAGAAAAACCAACTCAAGCTAGAAGATTTGAAATGAGAAAACAATCACCTTTGAAATATTGGAAATATTCACCCAATGATGCTAGAATGCAGGATTTATGGGACAGATTTACAGAGTTCAAAGAAAAATTATTTGATAAAACATCTACTGTGAACCACCCATGGGTAATAATTGATTCCCAAGATAAAAGAATTTCTGGATTGAATGCAATTCGATATATCTTGCAGAATATACCTTATCAAGGAAAAGATAAAAAAGTTTTGGATGTCGAATATCCAGAGGTCCTAACGGTTCTTAAACCTTAGTCTTCCTTCACTTCGTTAATAACGATGTTATTTAGTTGACTAGATAACCAAGTATCCAATAATACAACAATTAGATGATATTGTATTTCTTCAATTGGATGTGGAACTTCAGAAATTAAATTTAATATTAACCAAGAAATTATCTTTATACTTAGGTAAATCCTAACTAATGTTATTAAGATGGCTAAAACTGTTTGTATTTTCATAATGAAAATTTACAACTATTTATTTAAAAAAACAAGCTATGCACAATTTAAGAGAACAAATTGAAGATGCTTTAGAAAATTATAAAAAACCTTCTTTAATACTTAAAGAGAATGTCGAGGTATCCGATGCTTTGAAATATCATATCGAAAATAAATTTACTTTGACTAACAATGTTTTCAGAGCTTATTCTAAAAGTTATTTTGATTTGATAAACGAGGTTAGAGAACTTTATAATGAAGGACTTATCGAATTGAATGAAGAAGATACATTCATGGTAGAATCAGATACAGGAATTTCAATCGAGGTTGATGGTGAAACAATATATTTGGATGCACCGTTCGAAATTGAAGATGAACTTTTGGGTGAAGCTAAGCACAGAGGTAAAAATGTGAAGTTGGGTAAACCGTTCAGAACTCCTGGTGGACCAAAAAAGTTTGCAGTTTATGTTAGAAAACCTGGAGGTGGGATTAAAAAAGTGACATTTGGAGACCCAAACCTCAGGGTAAAAAACTCAAACAAAAAAGCTGCAAAGTCCTTTAGAGCACGTCATAATTGTGCACAGAAAAAAGATAGAACAACCGCAGGTTATTGGTCTTGTCATGTTGGTAGATACTCCAAACAATTAGGTTTATCATCAAAAAACTCTTGGTAATAAGAATTTATAAAATATAGAAAATGAAAAAACAAGTAAGCGACAGTGGATTCAAAAGACTGATAGATTCAGTGATGAAAAAAAGAATGATTATCAGTGGAATAATTTTGTTAACATTCTTAGGTATTATTATAGGAATTGGAGTTGCAATATCTACACAGTCAACCATTAGCGAAGTTTGGAAAGAATTTTTACTTTTGTTGCTTGGAGCTTTCATAGGAAGTTACGGTAAAATTATAGATTATTGGTTTAGTGACACTGATAAAGACAAGATGTTGGTTCAAAAAATGGACGAGGAAGATGGAGTTGTCGTACAACCCAAAAAAGACTAATATGAGTCAACCATACGAACAAATTGTAAAAGAAAATAAAATAGTGAGAAGTTTCTCACCTGAGGTGTCTGTCGATGAGTTAAAATGGCATCAAGACCTCAATGATAGGGTAGTAACCATTTTAGAAGACGGTGGATGGCAATTTCAAATGGAAAATTATTTGCCAAAAAAATTATACGTGGGGCAAAAATTGGAAATACCGAAATTTGTTTGGCATAGAGTTATTAAAGGGGAAGGAAATTTAATTGTTGAGATAGAGGAATTATAGAAGTTCGTCTACTTTAAATTTTTCAACAAAAGTTGGGAAAGATTTTTTATAGGATTCCTCGGTCTCATCACTCATTTTATTTGTGTATTGCCAATTCCAATAGAAATCATCGTTAGGTTTGAAACCGTAAAACGAATGAACTTTTTTCTGAGTATCTACAACATCCATTCCTTTCCAATTTTGACCCACACAAATAAACCCAGAATATATGTTTTCAACAACATTCGACTCACCCAAAGTTGCATGTCTATTTTCAATCCAAGTTAATCTTTCGATAAGTTTTTGATAAAACTGATTTGCTTGACCCCACCTTACAGAACTAAAAAATATAACAGCGTTAGAATCAAAAAGTTCTTTAGTGATTTTCCAAAGTTCGTCATCTTTTTCATTCAAAGATGCCCAACATCTATGATACCCTGAAGGGTTTTTTGTATCACTTTTTAACAAAGCCTTTTTGAGACCACAACTATTTCCGTCTGCTCTGGAAACATTTCCTTCACAAGGATAAATTTTCAATTCAGGTACATCAATCAAAACTCCTTTATCACCCAAATACTCTTGAATAATCATAGCAAGGATAGTAGATTTTGGGATGTCAACCTTGTTCGGGTCCCAATTATATCTGTTTGAACAAGATAATAGTAAAACTTTATCCAACTTATCTAACTCCAAGATTGTTTTCTTGAGTTTTTTAAAGTTACCTGTTGAATTATTTTTTTCCGTTACGTTGTATTTGTCGAATAATTCGTCTAATCGTTTCATACCATAATAAATATAACCACATGTAATTATAAACCCCACATTAAAGTGGGGTTATTTATTTAAGCTCTCATATTTGGAGTGGTCTCATATAATTCTGTAACTCTTATAGCCTCCTCGAGTTCTTCGTACTCTCTTATGGGTTGAGTGAGGTCAGGAGGGGGTACTAATTGATTTTCCGATGCTTTTACGTTATCGGTGTCAAAAAGTCTCATTAGTGAATTACATTCGGATGCGACATTGAATAACCTGTCCTTATCTAAAAAATCAGTATTTTTCTTGCTATCTTTAATGATTCTTTTAATGATTGGTACTAAATATTCATCGAAATCGAGTGAAATGAAATCATTTCTTTTATCTGATGAATCCCAAAAAGATACTTCTTGACTACCCTCATAAATTTCTTTGTACATTGCAACTTTATATCCAGTCTCTTTGTTTATGAAATAAACCAAAGTACCACTATGTATGTATTTGAAAAAGTATTCCTTTTCCCTTTTGTACGTTGTGCACCATTTAGTCCCTGAACCGTATTTAGAGGATGCTTCAAAAGATAATGGTCTCAACAACAACCATCTATCATCTTCATATTCTTTTATGATTTCTTTTTCTAATTCTTTACCCATGATTCTCATTTCACAAATTGAGACTTCAGTCATTATTTGTGAAATGTCAGAATATTTTGTTAGGTCGTTATTCTTTACCAATCCACGTTCGTTGAATTCTTGGAATTGTTTAAAAACTTCCATTTCCTCCTTACGATAGAACATTTCTAAAATCTTATATTTGACATACTTGGTGTTAGTATTTTGTAATAAGTCAATTTCCATTAATGATAGGAAATCATCAATTTGTTGAATAAAATAATCTTTATCACCTATGAAATGTTCTTGTTTATTTTCTGTGAGAGTATGAGAACGTGAAAAAACTTTACAAAGTAATTGTAAGTATTTATGACTTTTTGTACCGTCGACTTCAGATAATATATCCAACAGTGTGATGTTTAAATGAGGAAATTGTTCTTTGAGTGTTTCTATTCTAGACATCTGTTTTTTTTTAAAAATTAAAAATTTCCGATTTGATTATCAAATGCTGTAAGGGGAGGATTTGAACCTCCACACTGAGATTCAGTAATGAACAAATATGCTGCAGCTTGTGGTCAACCCATATTCATTACCTATTTCTTTACCAGTACCCTCGTGACTGGAGGGTGTGTCTGCCGTGCGTACGCTTTTCACCACCTTACAATGAAAGAGGAGCAGGATTTACATTTCCTACAGAGACCATCATGTAGAAAAAGACCTAAATACCGAATGGCTTGCGGTTACTCCCCTGAAGAACAAAGATAGCCTACATGTTCACATTTACCATGTAGGAGATGACGACCAGTCAAGTTGTGAATCTTACTTTATGTTGCCTGCAACAGGTGCCCCCCACTTCTATCTTTTTGCGGAAAGAGTAGGATTCGAACCCACGGAACAGTTTCCCGTTCTTCGGTTTTCAAGACCGACGCAATCGACCAACTCTGCCATCTTTCCGTATAATTACATAACAAAGTTACATAATTATATGTAAGTAATTAAAGTTATTTTTTTATAATTACTGACGTGATACTTTCTAAATTATCTTTGAAGACCTTCACACTTGCAATATTATCTTGTAGATATTTCTTTTCTTCTTCGTTCAAACTATCCGCAATAATTTCACCGGTCTTTTCGAAGTGTTCAAGTAATTCAAGTGGAGTGATAAATCCAGGAATACCCCAACCCCATAATTGTGCTTTTTCAGGTATGTTTACTTCAATACTAGAGTGCAAGTCTTCCAAAACATAAATTCCGCCAGGCTTTAATGATTTGAAGAAATGTGCCAAGGTTATTTGTTGGTCAAAAACATTATGTGAGCCATCGTCAATAATGAAATCATAATTGTTAAGTTTGGAAGAATACTCAATAACTAAATCTCTTTTCGACTGGTCCAACCAATCTAAAGTGATTCTATCCAAATCATCTATGTCATTAAACTTAACAATGTCTAAACCTAGAATTTCAGCGTTAGGAAAATAATCTCTCCAAACTTTTAATGAATTTCCGGGTTTCACATTATAATCCGGCATAGGATTACCAATACCAACTTCACAAACTAATTTAATATCATCTTTAATAGGTGAAAAATATTGTTCATACACCCTATTGTAGTAGTTGTGGGTAAAATCTTTATCCGTAGGATACTTTTTAGCAATTTCGCTTAACGTTTTCATAATTTAATTTTTTTTGTTTTTATATTAATAAAATATGCAGAAATACGCAAAAAACAAGATAAACTTAAGGTAAAACAGTTCTCATAGAGAACTATTTCTTCTTCTAGCCTCTTCGCTTTCTTTATAAATCCTAATCCAAGTTAGACTAACGTCAACAACCATCATAACAGGTGCCATAACGATTATTGCAAGCGTTTCTAAACCTGGTGAAGAACCTATAACATTATTACCGTGAGTTTTCATATAACTTCTGGTCATTCTCCAAATACAATAAAGTACGGAGATTAAATAAAATCCTAACAACATAATTTTGTAATTTAATTCAAAGGTAGTAAATTTGTTTAATGAAAACAACTATTTTAATTTTATTAACGTTTTTTAGTTTGTCTTGTTATTCACAAACTAGTGATATTCTTTGGGTAGGTAACCAAAAAACTTTAGTTGGTTCTACGAGACCATATCATTCCCCTATTGGTTTATACGTCGGAGGTTTTTACACAAAAGAGTTACCTTCACCTTACATATATAGAACACCGATGTCGATAATTAATAGAGTTGGAGTTGATATTGTAGGTTCCAAACAAAAATGGGGTGTAATGGTTGGTGGGTTTTTATCTGACAGAGAAGATTCCGAAGAAGTTATTTTGGATTTATGGTTCAAACTTTATCCCTTGAAAATTTTAACAAATACGAGTAAAGGGTTTGATTTTGTTGTTGCGGTAAATTATATGGAGGGAGTTAGATGGGGTGTTGGGATATCAATCCCATTTCGAGGTATTTATTGACAATGAAAGACATTGAACTTTACAACAAATATTTGGATAAAAAAGTATTTGAGATTGAAAATCCCATGGGGTTTCATTTACCTGGCCACCCCGCTAAGGTTAAAATGAAAGTCATTGGTGAAAAAGAATATATTACCGGTGGGAATAAAGTTAATTTTCTAACTTATGAAATAACGGTTTTACCGTCTGGTGCTATTAATAGGTTAATAGATGTTCTTATGGATAACGAAAAATACAAAGAACTGACAACTACTACGAGGATATTATCCGAACTAAGATGGAAATGTAATGAAAAATTACAGTCATTTTTATCTTTAATGGGTGAAGATACCCCCACTATTTCTATTGGAATTACAAATGAATATACTGAAAACATGAATGAAAGTTTGATAAAAGAATCAAAACACGATACATTGGTTAGTGTTATTGTAAAAGATATATTGAACCAATTAAAATTATTTAATAACTCGGATGAAAAAGAGGCTCAAATCGATTTACCCGATGAAGGAGAATATTATTATACTCCTTTTTTCTATGGAGAAACGCATTCATTTTACATCGAGTTATATTTGTTCAAAACGAATCTCGAACATTATAAAATAGATGCTGATGCTCCTGGTGACATTGAGGATAATGATATAAGGGTTGGAATATATTACAATCCAAAATTACTGAAATCTCAAATCCAAGAAATAAAAAACAATTTAATTTATACGTTAAGACATGAGTATGAACATCTACTACAAGTCATAACTGATAACGAGAGAGTAACATATTCAGAAAAACACAGATACAAAAAAGATAGTTTGTCGACACTTTTGAAACAACAAGAAATAGAACCTCAAATCAGAGGATATTATCTACAATCTAAAAAAGAAAAAAAACCATTCGAAGAAGTAATTTCAGCCCATTTGGATAAAATGCAAAAAAACAATCAGATTAAATTCCTGAGTCCCGAAAGAAAACAAATAGTTATCGATGTACTTGTTGATTATGCTAAAAAGTTAAATTTACCAGTATAATATGGAAGATACTTTCAAACTGATTACAAAATATCTAAAGAGAAAGAAATGGGAATATAATGGGACTCAGTATATATTCAGGACTGCGGAACCTAAAGATTCATACATAGAATGTTTGATAGATTGTGATTTACCCAAAAAAGGTCAGTCATACACAAGATTGAAATTTGAAGATGATTTAAATACAATATTATGGGAAACCCATGATATGTTTGGTGAAAAAATTGCTTTTAATGCGGACTTTTTCGTTGATGGTCATGTTGCTCAGGATGTTTATTTGAACGATGAAACAAAATCAAGAATTAGAAAAGAATTAAAATCTTTATATTTTTTCAAAATAAACGGTCGAGAAAATCAAATCGACACCAAATTTTCGTGCGAATTAAAAATATTTCCATCATTCAACAAAATACCGAATATGGATAATGAAAGCATAACATTCAGTTTCTTTTACGACATTTTCAATTTGACTTATGAAGATAAATCTGTCAAGTTGAAAGATTCGCAATACAATGAAGGGAAATCTTGGATTGAAGATATCATGTTGGACAACGATTTTGCCTCAGACGTTGCAGATTTATTTTATACCGCTTGTGAGCCAGATTTTAAATTTAAAAGTAGCTCAGATTTATACATAAGTGCTTCTGGATATCTCAGAAATATCGATGGTGAAAACAAAGGTGATGGTAAATGGCATTGGTGGAGTAAAGAACAGGTAGATAATTTTTTTGAGGAAATATAAAAATCTTAGGACACCCTTTTCAGTATCTTGTTGATAATCTCAATCAGAATTTGTCCTGAAACCACCACGACCCCAGAAGCTAATATTCTTTCGGTCATAATTTCCGAAGCACCCCAAAAATCTTTTGTATTATAAGCAACGTTCATCAAATCCGTAATCAAAGGAAGTAAAAAAGCATATGAAATTGTTTCTTGGACGGAGCTCAAAGTGAGAGAAAGACTTTCTAAAAAACCGACAAAGGATTTTTTCAATTTGTCTGACTTTTCTAAAACCGATTCAAAATATTCCGATAACCCATTTTCTTTAATTTTACTCAAGATGTTGGAAATGTTTTTCTTTTGTCCGTAGAAATTAACAGCAGCTATACCCACCAAAATAAGAGCAGTTTGTTCCTCGTTTAAATCGAACGAACCCTCTCTCAAGTACATTTCCAATGGTAACATAAAACCACCGATAGCTGTTCCCATAGTTAACAGAAATCTTACGTTCAAATTGAACTTTCTTTTTGATATCGTAACTATCTTATGAGTTAACGAATACATCATTTTCATGTAGTTTGTTAACTTAGAGTCATTTGCCTCTTTGATAATAATCTTTAATTGTTGTTCTGTCAGAATATAATTCATACACAATAAATACATTATTAAATATATTTATTTGTATGTTAAACCCAGAATTAAAAATAGGTGACAGAATAGTCTGTTTCGCAATGGAAGACGAGGTCTCAGTACCTCCTGGTACAAAAGGTACCGTCACAAAAGTACAAAAAGACCCTTTCGAGGACGATGAAAAAATTATTAGTGTAAAGTGGGATAATGGGAGTTCTTTGTCGTTATTATCAAGTGTCGACAAGTGGAAACTTGTTAAACAAAAAATACAAGAACAACCAAGTAGAGAGGATGACCCTCATGCTCATTTTATGGGTACTAATAGGGAATTGAGGAGAGCTTTCGATTTAAATTATTTTTTAGAGTACTTTAAACTGTTACAGAAAAGCGGTATTACGAATATGTTTGGTTCTTCCCCTTTTGTTTATATGGATGCCGAACATCTGGAAAGATATTATGGTGAAGACAGAGAAGACGATGAAAATTTTCAAAACCTACTCGAAATTCAAGACGAAGCAAGGAGTAAGTTTCTAAGCGGATTAGTTGAATTCGCTCAGTTGAAAAATATTGATTTGAATGATGATTCTAGAATCAACTCTTTGGCCAGAAAATTGGGTACAAGTTTGCTACAATACTATATGATGTTCTACCGTTAATTACTAAGAGGAGCCTTAATCTTTGGGTGTGATTGATAGTTAATCAACTCAAAACAATCAGGTCTATAACTTAGTATTTTTTCACTAAATCCTTTTTCGCCCAAATTTTCCTTAACCGCTTCGTGCATATACCAATTTCTTTCAGTAATTTTTACTTTAGGTAACTCATATGGAGTTCTAGTAATCTGCACTTTCGCTTGTTCGATATGATTTGAATAAAGATGTACGTCACCTAAATTACCAATTAATTCATCAGGAACCATATTCACTTCTCTTGCAATAATTTCTAACAACAAACCATAGGATGCTATGTTAAACGGCAGACCAAGTAATGTATCTACACTTCGTTGATTCCACATTAGTGAGATTGCTCGTTTAGGTACATTACTTATCTCATTATCAGGCCACGATTCTGGATTTTTTTCAAAATATTTTACTCTTTCATCAGGAGTTAATTCTCTCGTATACATTTGAAATCCATAATGACAAGGTGGAAGTACCATTTGATTTAATTCACCTACATTCCAAGCACTAACCATTAATCTTCTACTATCGGGATTTGTTTTGAGTTCTGAGATTAGGTTTGCGATTTGGTCTACACCTTTATTTTTTTTTCTAACTTTAGAATGTCCATCCTCAAAAAGTTCTTGACAATCACAAAAATATGGGTTTATTTCACCGCCAGTATAGTTTGTTATCTGTTCTGTTTTTCCATTCCAACTTCTCCATTGCTTACCATAGATTGGTCCTAACTCACCAAATTTTTCACAAAATTCAGGATTTGTTTTTATTTCATTAATGAACCATTCTTTATCGGGAACGTCTTCATATCCTGTAAATTTATCTGTGTAATTTTTATAAGCATCACCATCCCATATATGACAATCGTAATCCAAAAGGAATTTGATATTAGTATCACCTCTTAGAAACCACAACAACTCTGTTACCATAGTTTTCCAAGCCATCTTTTTTGTAGTAAGTAATGGAAAACCCTCTTTCATATTATGACGTATTTGCCAACCGAAGATTGATTTGGTTCCTGTTCCTGTACGGTCTTTCTTATCTACACCAAAATGTAGGATGTGTTCCAATAGTTCTTTATATTGACGGTCAATGTTATTCATGATAATACAATTATTTCACCAGGGTTATGAACTGGTATGTTATATGAAAATTTATTTAGTTTCAAAACACCTTCAACAAGATTTCTCATCATTTCAGACCTACCCACAATAATTCTTACAGGAAGTTCCATAGAATTAAGAAATATAAAATTTTCGACTTCTAATTGAACTTGATGATGAAAATATCCGTGTAGGTCTAGCTCTCTCATTCTGTTTCGTCTGATATTATATTACCAAATTGTTCCGCCGCAATTGGATTTCTATCCTCCAATATCCTGAAAGCAATATGGAATCTGTTTGTTTCTATTTGACAAGGGTATAATTCGGAATAAAGAGAATCCTTCTGTTTTGTGACCGAATATAAACTGTCACGTAAGGACATAATTTGCAATTCGTGAGTTTTTTTTATATCGTATCTTTCAGAGGTGTTTTTTACGACAACCCAAATTGAAAAAAGTGTTGAGATTACAACTAAAAATCTCAAAGTTTTATCTCCCATAAATTATTGTTTTTTTTTAAAAAAATTGTGAAACAAAGATAGTTCTTTTTTTTCATTTCGTAAACCAAAATATCCAGTCTTTCTGCCGTTCCAATTTTTTCCCATTTCATTTATGGTTGAATTTTCCGAATCTAAATGAATTGCTATAATTTCGGGTATTAGCCCTCTATTCTGTCGTGACCATTTTTTTGCAAACAAAACATCAGTTCTGTCTGCCGCACCATGCACCTCGGGATATTCATAAACTTTGGAAGTGTCAGGGTGCCACATTTGAAAAAAACCAATCGGTTCGTAACCCTCAGCCATATACTCTCCTATCCTAACACCCATGGGAAAAACTGTGGGGTGAATATAAACCCATCCGGTATGAGTTTGTCTAGGTGATGTTACAAATTCCATCCATGATTCAAAATTGGGACACATCATTCTGTCAATACCATATAAATTCTTCTCGTCTAAGGATATTCTTTCTAAAATACCCCTTGTCAGTGGAGGAAGATAGATGTCAGCATCCAAATGAATGACCCACCCTTTTTTCGAAAGTTTCCTTAATCCGGCATTAATCCCTTTAGCTTTATTAAATGGGTCTCCGTTTTTTGTAAATTCATCGGTTACAATACACTCGACATTATAATACTCACAAAGTCTCTGTGTTTGTTCGTCTTCTGGTGATGTAACTACTACTAAATAATTAAAAATTGCCTTGTTGTATGGCAAAGTATGAGACAAAAAATCACTATAGTCTACGCAGACAACTACTCCTTCTAAGAACATGATATATTTTTTTATTTTGAGATAACTGAAAAAAAAAACTAACTAATAAATCCCTGCTCTTTTTTCCCAATCTTCCATGTATAATGTTATGGCTTTATTCTGCCTGCAAGAATGTGCATGTTCGTGGAGTAACGATTGGAATGCATCTTTTAGTTGTGTAAATTCTCCTTCAGAAGATTTCCTACCTATTTCATACGATTCTTTCAATGCACTTAATATTGCATTTTCATCAAATAACGTTGTGTGGGTCTGATGTTTTTTTAAAATCTTGTTAAAATCTGGTTTGTTCATATTTCTTCTTTTTGCCAAAATGGTTTGGAAAATATAGGTTTATTAAGTTTCCAAATCAACTCGTCTGCTTTATTTCTTTTTCCGTCCCAGATAGCAAACATGATACCATGTAGCTTTGGGTCAACATACTTTTTCAGATGTTCTGCAAATTCTTTTTTTGTTGGTTCCGGGTCGACATCATTATATTTTCCATATCTGAAATAATCATGTGTTTTACCACAATATTCAGATACAGAAAAATGGCCATACCTTAATGCACTTACTTGAGATTTAACCCACTTATCGAATTCATCAGGTACGATATCCACCAACTCAAGAACGTCTTTACCATCCTTTAAATGTTCCCAAATATCATAAGTTGTTAATTGAGTCAATATTTTATGTAGTCTAACATACTCTTCTCCCTTAACTTTCATTCTGAACCCGCTTTGGAATTTGATAACAAATCCTTCTTGATTTTGTGAAATTTTGGACTTCAGTTCGGAATAATCCCGAATTCCATCATATTTTTTGACAATTTTGAACCCGAGATTTTCATATAGATTTTTAAATCTTATACCCTCTAAGTGGATGTTATTATCATGAATTCTGAGTTCATAACCGTCTTTATTGTCGATTACTGCAAGTAGTATTAAATCTTCATAATCATATTCGCAGACAATTCTATTTTCAGGATATATAATTTCAAAAAGATATGTGAACCCCTTCAATAATCTATCATATCTATATTTTTTGAGAATTTGCATTCCCTTTATTGCTTGGTCAGATGAAAAAGAACCTTTGGTTGCCAATATCCATTCATCATTATAGTTGAATAATATACCTAAAGAACCATCCATTTTTTCGAAGACCTCAAAAGGTTCATTCGGTATTTTAAATTGAGACTCATTTTTACCAACTAACTCTTCGTAGTTAAAAAACTTATCGAAGGATTTTGCAATAACAGTTCCTTCATTGTCTAATACCAACCCGCGAGTTTTTAATGTAATATCATCCCACTTACCTTCGTATTGTGTCTTACGAGAGTAATTGTATATGGATATAGGTAAAGATGGGTGGTCATTTTTGACCACCCAACCCTCTGCGACATATTGGTTTAATATTTCAAGATTTAGTTTCATTACGCAATTTCTGAATTAAGAACCTCACCAGGTTCAAATGAGTCTATAGTATATTTTTTGAAGTAATCATCAGTCCAAGTAAGAGATTCTTTGGTGAACCAATCCTTCTTTGGGTAGTCTGTTTTTTCCAAATATTTGTTTAAGTTATCTATGGCCTGTTCTTCGGATTCTGCCACAGTGAAAAATTGTTCACCGTAATTATTCGGATTAAAATAATATAGTTTCATTTTTATATTTTTTTTTCTTTGAACTTTTGTTAACTACAAAGTTAACCACCATCGACCCGATAAACGCACCTGTGGTTGTGGATAATAGGTCACCAAAATTTCCAGACTTAGGAGAATTTTTGTGGTCAATAATTTCTTTTATTAGTCCAGCAGATAACCCGGTCACAGTACCAACTATCAACCTCTCTTTGGAGGTTTTCCCAAAATAACTCGATGATAAAGACCCTATAAAGTATCCACAAGAAAAATGAGATATTGAACTATTATCGAATAATTTTTGTGATTGAGAATTTAAAGATAAAAGTAAAAAACCAACTATAATTGGAATCCTCATACTATCGTTTAATTTCCATAACGGTATTTGCGATTGGAAGCCTGAGAACTGGATATCTTTTATCTTCCATCATGTCTGTTTGACGTACCTCATAAAATCCTTCCATAACCGCAACGGTTGGAACGTCTTCATAAGTCTTAGTGTTTCCGCCCTCAAAAGTTACCTCAGCGGTTTTGGTTGTTGTGTTAAAAATCAATGTTTGCATATTTGTTTGTTTTAAATTTCTTCATATCTAATTGTTGCATCACCTGCAACATGGTCAAAGCTCCTCCATCTTGTATATCCTATGTGTTTCGGAAGTAAGTGGTGTTCTCTATGAGAGCAGACTTCACATTCTCTAACCACAACTCTAACAAATTCACGACCATCAGGATGACCAGTGACTTTGTGTTTTTCTCTTTTGTATTTCCAAGAGTGTAATCCAATAATACAAAAAATTTTTCTAAATTTCATACTAAAGTTTTATTTCGAACCTGTTTTTCATTATCTCTAACTTGTCTTCAGGTACACCGTGTACATTTTTTCCACCGTGTCGATTTTCGACAATCAAAGATACAACTTTATATCCATATTTATCGGCTAAATCATAATAATCTTTCATTTCCCACTCTTGAGTAAACGTGTTGGAAACAGCAATCTCAGGATAGTATTGTGGATTTAGTTGATGGTCTTTCATCCTTGTCTCAACCTCGTTTTTACACCAAGCATGTGCTTCCCTGATTTTTGAGCCATCAAAATTATAGTTTCCTTCTTTATCGTAGAAAAACTTATCCGCTTCACAAACGGCATATTCATTCCAAATATTAGTTGCAAATGTAGATTTGCCTGAACCAGGAAGACCTCTTACCAAAAATAATATTCCACTCATTTGTAATAATTTTTAACTTTTTTTATGTTAATATCTACAAGGATTCCGTCATTAGTTAAACGACCATAATGAAATGAGCTATCTTCTTTCACCATAACAACAACATCATAGCTCAATATCCTGCCGAATCCATTTCTATTATCTTCCAAAGTATCGACTATTACGTATTCATTAGAATTTAATACTGGCTCAACGCACCCTACAAATATAAGACAAACTACCCCAAATAAAAATTTTTTCATATTAATATAAATCTTCTGAATATAATGTTTCTTTTAATTCTTTGGTTTGTCCTGCGTCAAAAGCAATTCTACCACCCTCTTCCCTACCAACAAATCGATTTCTATTAGTTAAAAAACCTTGTTCTTTTTCAAAGATACCAAGTTTTTGTCTTTCAGCAACTAATCCTCCAATTTGTGGAAAAATACAACCATGCCTCCACCCACACAGAACCAATCCTGTGGTAATATTTTTTGGTTGAAGACGGTATTCTTTCCCATCATCAAACCAAATTGCTGCACATAAAATATATTCTTTGTCCATCACCAACTTTCAATATCAGTTAAATCCAAAATATGTTTATTACCAAGTACCTCCCCTTGGACGGTCACAACATCACCTATTCCGGTCGGATGAAAAGTATAGGTATAAGAACCATATTCTCCATAAATTTTATGAATTGCTTCTTGCCATTCTTTTAGCTTTACCATTTGTTTTTCAGAAAGTTCGAACTTCATAAAAAATTTTATTGTGAGTTTAATAATCTTTCAACATGGTGGTCATTTGGCATTTCAGAAAGTTTTTCTCTATGTCTTAACATAGGTACTACTTCTCTATAAACATTGTAAGGTCTGAACTCAGGGTGACCATCCATACCAACATCCATTCTCTGACCTTTACCGAACCTCATGTGAGTTGGTAAGTGACAGTGACCGTGTAGGTGCATTATACCCTTATTAAGACCATCCCAAGAACTTATGGGGTAGTGCATCAAACGGAACTTAAACTGTCCCATTTCGAGTGTATTGTAATGTGAAACGGATTTAAACAAACCCTGACTACCTTGTCTGTTATTTTCTATGTGGTGGTCATGGTTTCCCAAAACCAAATGTATGTTCTTACACACCAATCTATCCCAAAACTCACGTATCTGTTCGAAACCACCGAAAGACCAGTCACCAAGATGTATCAATATGTCATCTTGACCAACAACTTGATTTATGTTGTTGACCATTGTTGTATTCATTTTTTCTACGGTTGCAAAATCACGAGTTTGTGATATGGGGACTTCACCTGACTCTGTTCTCCATGCGGTTGTTCCACGACATATATTCTTATGTGAAAAGTGTGTGTCAGAAGTTATCCACACATTTACTTCGGGTATGTTTTTGGTATCTACTGGTATCTTTATCATAACACAAAGATAGGTTATTTGATTGTGACGGCAAAAACGGGATTTTGTTCTCCAGCGTGAAGACCCAAAATATTGTAGTCATAAAATTCTTCAGATTCCTCATAGGTCATACCATCTCTCTTTTGCAAAATTTCTAGAATCTTATCTTTTGAATATAAAATTCTCGGGGAATTTCCAAACTCCTCTACGATTCCGATGATTGCATCATCAAGACCTTCTAAAATCACTGCACCTTCACAGTATTCGTGTATATCGTATTCGTTGATTATCATAAATAAAAAAACAAGTGAATCCAAAAATAAGATAAGTAAATTACCAAGATACTACCAAGAAATTTGAATTTCACTTGTTCAATACAACATTAGTTGTTTTATTTCATTACGTCAATATTTATTTAAAAACATTTATATGAAACAATGGGCTTTAGGATTGATGTCTAACGATGAAAAAAGAAGCATCTTGGACCAACACAAAACACTATATAATGGTTATAAAACCATGCAACCAAAGGTATCTAACGAGCAACCACTTTATACTCAAGATTTTGCTAACGATAAGGGCGGAGTTACTGTAAATAATAAAGGAAATGTTAAGGCTTATACTAATATCGGTATCAATGAACAAGTTGAGAAAGAATCAATGTGTTCTGAGTGTGGTGGAATGATGTATGAAGGTGAATGTTCTGAGTGTGGATATAATGGTGGAGAAATGGGTGAAGAAATGCAACAAGTTAAAGACTTGGAAAACGTTGAAGACCTTAATTTATCCGATAAGTTTGATTATACTGAAGAAGAGATTGATGAAATCAGTGTTGACGATTTGAAAAAAGGAAAAAAGTATAAATTCAAACATCCTGCATTTTCTGATGAAATAGAATTTGAAGATGAAATTGATTCTGATTTGGATAAAATCTATAAGTTTAGAGGGAAAGACACTCACGCAATGCCTAAAAAAGGAGTAGAGTCGTTTGTGGATTATTTAGATGAAGACGACGCCCTTGATGCAGATGCTTT